CTTTACCGTGAGTTTTTCAAGCTCATGGGCGCACCGGGCCGGCGTATCGTTTCTGAGGCTCCTGCGGAGCCGGAGAAGCCCCCCCGCTTGTCGTTATCGGCATATCTGATGGGAGGTGGCGGTTGATGGCTGCCCCGAGTGTCAACACAAAAATCAAACTGGATGGCGAGCGGGAATACAAGGCCGCGCTGGCCGAGATCAAGAGCGGACTGAACGTTCTGAAATCCGAGCTGAATCTCGCGTCCGAGCAGTTTCGGGATAACGCGGACAGCGTCGAAGCACTGACCAAGAAAAACGACATCCTCGACCGCACGATCCTGACGCAGAAGGAAAAGATCGAGCAGATCGAAAAGGCACTCCAATCCTCGGCTTCCGCCCACGGCGAAGCCGACGGGCGCCCCCAACGCCGGGAAACGCAGCTCAACAATGCACAGGCCGAATTGGTCAAAATGGAGCGTGCATTGAAGGATAACGAGGACGCGCTCCAAAAAGCACAGAGAGAGGCAGACGGCACGACGACCGCCTTCGGAAAGCTGAAAAAGGCGCTGTCCGACACCAAGGAACAGGGCGGCGGCATCAAGGGTCTGTTTTCCAATCTCAAGGAGGAGTTCTCCGGCAACGGCGAGGTCATGCGCGGCCTTGGCGACGCGCTGACGGATGTGGCCGGGAAGTTCGGTGTCCAGCTTCCGGAGGGCGCACAGAAGGCCGTGCAGTCTCTCAACGGCATCCATGCAGGCGCAGCTTTGGCTGTGACCGGCCTTGGCCTTGTGGTCGCTGCGGTGGTCAAGACCGAAAAGGCTCTGATCTCCATGACGAAGGAGTCCGCAGCCTACGTCGACAACATCCTCACGATGTCGCAGACAACCGGGCAATCCGCGGAGCAACTGCAAGAGTTTTCCTACGCGACAGAACTGATCGACGTCTCCATGGACACGCTGCAAGGCTCGCTGACCAAGCTGACCAACAACATGCAAAATGCCATCAACGGAACCGGAGATGCAAAATCCGCCTTTGAGCAGCTCGGTATTTCTCTGACAAACGCCGACGGCAGTATGCGCAGCGCAAACGATGTATTTTACGATGCGATCGATGCGCTCGGCGAGGTGCAAAACGCGACGGAACGTGACGCGCTCTCCATGGACATCTTTGGGCGGTCTGCGCAGGATCTTAACCCGCTGATCATCCAGGGCAGCGACACCCTGAAAGATTATGCGAAGGAAGCGCATGACGTTGGCTATGTTCTCGATAACGAAGCGTTAGAAGCACTCGGCGCTGTTGACGACGGATTCCAGCGGCTGCAAAAAACACAGGAATCTGTCAAGAACCAGATGGCTGCGGAGTTCGCCCCGTACCTCACGGAATTTTATGAAAAGATCACGAAGCTCATCAAGGACGGTGGGCAGGCAATGAAGGAATCTGGCTTGGTGGATGCTTTCGGCATGCTGCTTGAGACGGTTGGAAACATCATCGCACCGACAGATGACTTGGCCAATGGAGCTGTTCCGAATCTCACGAAGGCGTTGCGGCCTCTGTCGGAGGTCATCGCGCTGATTGCTGACACACTTCAAGTGATTTCCGGCCTTGTCACTTTGGCCACAACCCCTCTCTGGCATTTTAATAAATGGGCTAGCGGGTTTACACAAATCGGAACAGGACTTGGCATGAACAAGAATCAGCCTAGCAACCAACAACGCCTTTGGGCACAGTGGGAAGGTGCTGACACCAACGCCGCCACAAACGCCACCGGATACGGCGCGTACTATGCCAACGGCAAGTATTACGGCAACCGCGATGCATACCTGCGCGAACAGTGGGAGGCAGAGCTGGCCTCCGGAGGTGTGGTCGGTTCATTTGAGGCGTGGAAAAATGCAATGGGGTACGCTCGAAACGCCAGCGGCACAGACTGGTTCCCCGGCGGGCGGACGCTGCTGAGCGAGCACGGTGCGGAGACCGCGATTCTGCCGCAGGGCACGCGCATCCTGACCGCGCAGGAAACGCGCCAGACCGGCGGCGATACTTACAACATCACAATCGACGCCCACACGGTGCGGGAGTTTGAGGACATCCTCCGCATCGTGCAGGATCGCCGCAGAGTGGTTCGGATGGGAGGGATGTAAATGGCAACCGTAACCATGTACGCAAATCAATCTGCAAAAATAGCTATATCCAATCCCACAACAAATTACAGCAGCGATGCCAGTGTAACTGACGGGAACCTGCTCATTTCTTTCTCCGGTTTTCCAGCATCGGAAAAATTCAAGGCTATCACGCGTGCATCCGTGGCAATTTACGCAAATCTTGCGTATGGGACGGACGGACAGTCATGTGCGGCATCCGCTGATTTTCTGGCAGAATCCTTTGCTGAAAAAAGTGTAACGTATAACACTGCGCCTAAGACCGACGCGCTCGGAAGCGTCCGTGTCTCTGCCTACGTTACCGGCGATGGCAAATATGCAACTGGGAGTGTCCTCGGAATTGGTTTGGAGCACCTGCGAAGCCTCCTTGTGTATGGGCTTAAGGTTTCGCCGCCGTATCGAATCGCATTTCAAACATCCCGTGGCAGCAACAAACCATATATCAGCGTGGAATATTCTGATGAAATCGTTGGACTGTCGCTGTCAAACCTCGCCCCATCATCCGGGTCTATTGTCCCCGCAAATGTCACAACATTCTCATGGGCTGAAGCCGCGACTGGCGTATGCTACGAATCAATTACAAGAGCATCCGCAAAATTTTGCTGGCGCAAATCTGCATCCGACACAGTCAAGGAGATTGCCGTGCCTGGCACGGCTACCTCCATCACCATCCCAGCGAATACTTTTTCCGGTGACAGCATCCAGTGGCAGCTCAGCGTGACCGCGAACAGCGGCGTCACCACGACCTCCGATTGGATGACGCTCTCGCTGACCGACGTGGACTCCACAGCCGTTGCGGTTGCTCCTGACCGGGCAGTCCTCGACGGATCGTCCAGCAACGTATTCAAATGGGAACATGTCATTTCGACCGGCACGGCCCAAACGAAGGCCGAATTGCAGCAGAGCACGGACGGCAGCACATGGACGGCGCTGGCAACCGTCACCGGTGCAGCCAACACATGGACGGCTCCTGCCGGGACGTTTACCTCCGGCACAAAATACTGGCGCGTGCGGACGTACAATTCCAAGGGTGCTGCGGGCGCATGGAGCGCTGCCACACAGTTTATTGTGCTGGCCGCCCCTGCAACACCGCCAGTGTCTATCGTGTCCACAGAGCCGCGCCCGGAGATCCGCTGGCAGTCGGATGAGCAGCAAGCCTACCAAGTCGAGATTGACGGCGTCTATGCCTCCGGCACGCGCTTCGGAACCGGGAAGACGTGGAAAGCCCCATTTTATCTGGACGATGGCAGCTACACGGTGCGCGTCCGTGTGCAAAACGAATACGGCTTCTGGTCGCCGTGGGGCACGGCGGCGCTCCCGGTCACAAACGTACCGGGCGGCGCGATCACGCTGACCGCCGAGGGCGGCATTGAGGCGGCGCTCAGCTGGACGCCAGGCAGCTTTGACTACTATCTGGTCTACCGGGACGGCGTGGCCATCGCAAAGGTCACGGAACCGAGCTACACCGATACAGCCAGCATTGGTGGTGTGCGCTATCAGGTGCGCGGCTGCTACGACAACAGCGATAATTACAGTCTGTCCGAGGCCGTGGAGGTCACGGTCAGCACCGACAAAGTCCGACTCTACGACATGGAGCGCAGCGAGTGGCTGCACTTCCTCTATGATTCTTCGGCACACCGCAGCACGGGTCTGAGCCTGTCCCAGGACATCCAATATGTCCAGCTCTCCGGGCACACCTACCCGGTCGCCGAGCGGAGCGAATTTAAGTCCCGCGCGCTGCGGATCGCCTGCGTCTGCGCGGACGACGCGGAGCGGCAGTCTCTCAGGGCACTGCTCGGACACCTGACCTGCTGCAAGACGCCGGAGGGCAACATGATTATCGGCTACCCGGCCAGCATCACGGAAAACTCTGACGATTTCTTCAGCACTTACAGCTTTACCATCGAACAGATCGACCGAAAGGAGGAGATCAACATTGATTCGTGACGTCTCCTACCACGTCAACGTCCTGCGCAACGGAGCCGAGTTTGCCCGGCTCCATTGGCGCAGCGGCGACAATCCCAATATCATGGTCAACAAGGACGCCGAGATCAAAGGCAGCTTCTCCGGGCGGTTCTACGTGCCCGACACGGTCGATCTGCTGTCAGACGAGCTGCAGCCCGTCATGCGGCTAAACGGCGTGGAGACGCCGCTGGGCGTCTTCCAGACGGCCACTCCGAGCCGCGCGACCGACCGCTACAACACGGTCGTCCAGATCGAGGCATACGACCGCTGCTGGCGGCTGCAAAACCAGCGCACGGAGAACATCCTGCACATCGCCGCCGGTACGTCCTACATCACAAAGATCCGCCAGATGCTCACGGAGGCCGGGATCGGGCTGGTCATCGCGGCTCCATCCACAGCCACGCTCCAGACCGACCGCGAGGATTGGGAGATCGGTACGACCTATCTGCCCATCATCAACCAGCTGCTGGCCGAGATCAATTACAGCGATGTGTGGTTCGACGGCAGCGGCATCGCGCATTTGGAGCCGTATGAACAGCCAAGCGCCGACCGCATCGATCATGCCTATTCCTATAATGACGTCGTCCACGCACAGCCCATCGGGCCGGATCACAACGACGAGACGGACATTTTCAACGCGCCGAACGTCTTTGTCCGAATCTGCAGCAACCCGGATCTCGATGCCGACATGGTGGCCACGGCTGTCAACGAGTCCCCGACGTCCAGCACGTCCACGTTCAAACGCAAAATGCGCATTGTGGATGTGCAGCGTGTGGACAACATTGCAAGTCAAGATGAGCTTCAGGCCGCCGCAGACCGCGCCCGGAATGAATCCATGTTAGCGGCACGAACCATCACATTTCAGACACTTAATGAGCCGGGGCACGGCGTCGGGGACATCATCTCCATCGACGACCCGGAGCTGGCCGGGATCTACGAGGAGACCGGCTGGTCGCTGACCATGGCTGCCGGCCAGATGATGCAGCACACAGCGAAAAGGACGGTGATCGCATGATGGATCTGTTTACGTCCACGCTGGAGAGCCCGCAGGAATCGCCGCTGCTCTCGCTGGCGACGATCGGCGCGAAGTACACGGACGGCGTATCGCTGATCTTCCCCGGCCAGACCGAGGCAACTGCGAAGCACTACCGCTGCAATCCGGACGTCACCTTCGCTGCGGGCAATCGCGTCCTGATCGCCCGCGTCAGCGGCAGCTATGTGGTGCTGTGCAAGGTCGGCAAGCCAAAGTAAGGAGGTAGCTATGAGCCTGAAAATCATGCAAGGCGACCAGTACGCCATTGTATTTACTGGGACGCAGGACGGCGCGCCGCTCGACCTATCCAAGATTGAGATGATCGAGTTCATCGTCGGCAAGCTGCGCAAAATCTACCCCGGCGAGGTCACGACGGACGCGGACGGAAACTTCCTGTTCCCTCTGACGCAGGAGGAAACCTTTCAGTTCAAATCCGCTTCTCAGGCCGTTCAGATCCGTGTGAAGTTCTCCGGCGCGGAGCCGGTTGTCATCGGTACCAGCATTGAGGGCATCCGCGTAAGCGATTCCATCAGTAAGGTGGTGCTGTGATGATCCGCTTTGATATCGGCGGGAAGCCGAATATCCAATTCAACCTGCCGCCCTTGCGGGTGTCACCCGGCGGCAGTGGCGGCGGCAACGTCTCATCCGCGCAGATCAACACCATTGTGGTCCTCGACCGGGCGGAATATGACGCGCTGGACGTCAAGGACGTAAAGACACTGTATCTGATTCGGGGGTGACGGAATGATCACAGTCGGAGAAGAACAGCTCAAGGAGTTGTTTGTCGGTGAGATGGGCATCAAGAATGCCTGCATCGGCGAAGAACCCATCTATACCCGCCAGGGCGGATATTTATACATCGAACTGAACGAAAAGAAAGGGGCATAACCTATGGCAAGTTTTTTCAATCTAATTCTTGATACGCTGGCACCGGCTGGGCTTGCCTTAAAGCTCAACAGCGGTGCGACGTATGCAACCAGCAACACCGTCACCGCAACGATCACGCTGACGGATGAAACCAAAACCGGCTACCAGATGAAGCTCTGGGGCATCAAGGCGGCTGCAACGGAAGCGGACGCATCGTGGGAGACCTTCGCGGCCAGCAAGTCTATCGTCCTGACGGAAGGCGATGGCCTGAAAACCGTGCATATCAAGGTGCGGGATGACGTCGGCAACGAAACGGCTGCGGTCACAGCTTCTATCACGGTCAACACTGCGGTTCCGGTGGTCACGATCACTGGCCCCGACAAGACCAGGATCTCCAAAGTCTCCGGCTTCGACACCTGCGCGTTCTCCTTCACCTGCGACGTGGACTTTGAGGAATACACGGTGCGTGTTGTGCCGAGCACTAGCAGTCTCCACGACGCCGGTACGCAGATCCCGACCACTGGCGGTTCCAGCAACACCAGCGGCACGGCTGGCGGCTACAAGAAGGCCACGGCGATTGATGTCACCATCAAGGGCACTGACCTTGCGACGGCCTCCTCCGGCGACGGTACGAAGATCATCAAGGTCTTTGTGAAGAACGCCGCCGGGACTTGGAGCGTGGCATAATGGCCGCGCCGGGACTGACGTTCACCATCACAGGGAATAAGATCTCGGCAGTCTCCGGGTACGATTCCATCACCGTCAAGTTCTCGTCGGACATCGCCTGCACGGCCTTTGAATGCCGCGCGACGAAAACCGGCGAGGACTGGGGGCGAGGCAAAGGAGCGCTCATTGCGTCCTTTTCCCAGACCCCGGCGGGGACGGAGCGAACCTTTGAGGTCTACGACGATTTTCTCTTGAGCGGTGACGGAGAATATCGAATCTCCCTCTACGCACAGGGCGCGGATGGAAGTTGGAACGACAACTATGGTTTTGTGCCGTCCGGCACGACTAAGACCATGCTGACGGCAGACGGCAAAGAATTTCTCTGCATGAAGGAGTGATTTTATGGCAGACCAGTACAACAGTGCGCACACTGGCGCAGAGATCGATCAGGCGGTGTCTGACGTTCAGAACAACAAGGCCGCATGGAGCGCGAAGGAGCTGCCCGCGGTCACTGCTTCGGACAATGGAAAATTCCTGCGTGTTGCGTCCGGTGCATGGGCGGCTGTAGAGATTGCAAACGCGAATGGAGGTAGCTTCTGATGGCTGAATATCTGACAAACACAACCGACCTGACAAAGGTTGCATCAGCTATCCGAGAGAAGGGCGGCACATCTGACCCACTGGTCTACCCGGACGGATTTGTGACAGCTATTCAGGCCATTCAGACCGGCACTACACCCGGCGCACCAGGTGACATTACATTTTACGACTACGATGGCACGATTGTCACGTCTTGGACGCTGGCAGAATTAGCAACAAAGACAGCGCTACCTGACTATCCATTGCATGAGGGGCTTATCTGTCAGGGCTGGAACTGGTCACTTGCTGACCTCAAGACCACAAATCGCAAAATGAATGTTGGCGCTATGTATATTACGGATGACGGCGCAACCAGAATCTATATCCGTCTGGAAGAAGGTCGCACATCCCCAATGCTCGGCGTTTGTCCAAATGGTACTGTTACAGTGGATTGGGGCGACGGAACCACACCGGACACACTGACAGGAACAAGCACAACAACTGTAAAATGGACACCGAATCACGCCTATGCTGCATCGGGCGAGTATGTGATCAAGTTGACAGTTGATGGAGAGATGGGGTTCTATGGCAGTTCCAGTTACAATCAATATTGTGCAATCCTTCGGTATTCATCTGGCTCGGACGCTCGTAATAGGACTTATCAAAATCGTGTTCAGAAAATTGAGATTGGAAGCGGCGTAACAAGTATTGGAAACTGTGCGTTATATAATTGCAATTCCCTTGCATCAGTCACAATTCCAAATAGTGTAATAAATATTGGCGGCGGCTATGCGTTCGGCTATTGCTATTCCCTTGCATCAGTCACAATTCCAAATAGTGTAATAAATATTGGCGGCAGCTATGCGTTCAGCTATTGCTATTCCCTTGCATCAGTCATAATTCCAAATAGTGTAATAAGTATTGGTTATTCTACGTTCGGCCGTTGCTATTCCCTTGCATCAGTCACAATTCCAAATGGAGTAAAAAGTATTGACAGCGATGCGTTCAGCTCTTGCTATTCCCTTGCATCAGTCACAATTCCAAATGGGGTAACAAGTATTGTCAGCGAGGCGTTCAGCTCTTGCATTTCTCTTGCGTCAGTCACAATTCCAAATGGAGTAAAAAGTATTGACAGCGATGCGTTCAGCTCTTGCTATGGCGTTGCTTTCTATGATTTCAGCAACCACACATCAGTCCCGACGCTATCAAATACTAGTGCTTTCTCTGGTATTGCTGCTGACTGTCAAATCCGCGTTCCATCATCACTTGTTGACGCATGGAAAGCGGCTACGAACTGGTCAACCTATGCAAGCTATATCGTGGGGGTGTAAAGATGATTCAGCGAGAATTTTATGCACAACGTAAGGATGGGATAAAGCTATACCGTACCTGTTCTGATGCAGGAATGATGATTCGGCAGACTGAGACTGGTGTGGAATATACAGAAGCCATTGATGTTGAGGGCGCACCATATACCTACACGGAGACGGAAACGCCGATTGAAACGCCGGAGATGACTACAGAAGAACGTTTGCAAGACGCTGAGACGGCACTAGGAATCATATTTGGGGAGGCGGAATGATGAGCTACACAGAGAGGGCGCGGGCGCTGCGGCCCTATATCGTAAAAGCGAGCGCCAGTCTGACGGACGCGGACGCCTTAAAGGCGATGGAGCTGTATGACCGCTGGGCGGCAGGAATGGCCGTGGAGGTCAACGACCGGCTGGTCTATGCGGACAGGCTCTATCGCGTGACACAGGCCCACACGACGCAGACCGGCTGGGAGCCGGACAAAGTACCGGCACTGTTTACCGTCATTGACGAGACCCACGCGGGCACACAGGAGGACCCCATTCCCGCCGCGAAGGGCATGGAGTACACCTACGGCCTGTATTACACCGATCCGGAGGACGGCAAGCTCTACCGCTGCGAACGGACGGGGGAGCAGGCCGGCGGCAAGGTGACGCTTCAGTTCCTGCCTCATGAGCTGGTGGGGCTGTATTTTACCGAAGTATAAAGGAGAAAAGAGAAATGGATGCAACCACGATAATTGTCGCGATTCTCGGCTCGTCTGCACTGACGACCGTCGTTCAGGCAATCGTCAGCGCGATCCAGAAGAAGAAAGGCAAGGGCGACGCGCAGAGCGCCCACCTGAAGGCCATCGACGAGAAGATCGACAAGATCACGCGATTGCAGGATGAGCAGTATTTAAGCATCCTGCGCCTCACGATCATGTCGGACGAGATGCCCATGTCGGAGCGGCTGATCGCCGGGAAGAAGTACGTCAATCGCGGCGGCAATGGGGATGTCAAAAAGGCGCTCCATAAGCTCGAAGAGCAGTGCGAGGCCGGCCGGCATGAGGCAAATTAGAAAGAGTCGCCTGACGAAGGGCAAGATGGCACGGCAGCTGGTGTATTTCTGCATCTGGGTGCTATTCGGCGTCCTGCTCTGGGCGGCGATGGTCAAAACCGCAGCACTGGTGATGGACAGGGACATAGACCTTTCCGACATCCTGACCTACGCCGGAGCCGCGTTTGGCGGGGAGCTGCTGATGCTCCTTGCGAAGAGAGTATTTGCAAAAAAATCGGACGACGAAGGGAGTACATAACATGGAAAAGATCATGAAACGGATTTCGAATCTGCTGAGCGTGAAGTCGCTGGTGACGCTGCTGCTGACGGTGGTGTTCACAGTGCTGGCGCTGCGGGGTGATATCACAGGGAAAGACTTCTTGACGATCTTCCTGATGGTCATCACGTTCTATTTCGGCACGCAGTCGCAGAAGGCGCAGGACGCGATGGATGCGAAGGGTGACGACAATGGCACTGAAAATTAACGATACCATCCGGGCAACGAGAGTGGGCGGCAGGCGTCCGCTCTCGGCCATCCGGGCAATCGTGTTCCACTACACGGCCAATACCGGTCTGCACGCGACGGCGCTTGGCAATGCCCGGTATTTTGCAAACGGCTCCGAAGGACGCGCTGCTTCGGCACATTTCGTGGTTGACGAGGGAAATACCGTTTACCAGTGTGTGCCGCTGAATGTGGTTGCGTGGGCCGTGGGCGACGGCAGGAGCGGCAAATACGGCAAGGTATACAACAACTACAACACGGTATCTATCGAGATGGTGAGCCACACGGACGCTTCTGGCAAGTACTACATCCCGGAGGCGACGATGCGCAACGCTGCGCGGCTCTATCAGATGCTGCTGAAGCAGCTGCCGGGCGTGCAGGCCGCAATCCGGCACTATGACATTTCGATGAAGCTGTGTCCGCTGCCGCTGATTGACGAAACGAAGTGGGCGGACTTTAAGAAGCTCTTGGAGGAGGTGGACGAAGTGGTCACAAAGGCAAAGATGATCGTTGACGGCAAGGAGATCGAGGTCGAACGGATCTTAAAGGACGGTACGAATTATATTAAAATTCGCGACATCGCAAAGGCGCTCGATCTGGATGTGTCCAACAAGGGCAATGTCCCGATTTTGAATCACAAAGGAGGCTAAACGATGCGGCGCGGCTGGCCAGACTTGCCGCGCAGCGAGTGGGAGCGTTTGATCTCTGAATGGATTCTAAAGGATTCGTACCGCGACATCATGCGGCGATACCTCTGCGACGGATGGACGCAGGAGAAGATCGCAGAGCGCGCGGGGCTTTCTCTCAACGGTACAAAAAACATCATCAAGCGGTGCACGGACGCACTTTCCGCGCACATGTAAACAGGCAGACACGGCATGCGCTGTGTCTGCCTCTTTTTTGTGCTTTTTTTGGCCTTTTTCTGGCCCGGACGTTGGCTGTTTCGTGACGGACATTTCCATCATACTGAACGTAGGAACTGGCCAGTTCACTACATTTTTTTGGAGGGAAACTCTATGGAATACGCAAGCAACGGCAAGGGGAATCTCGGCGTGACGCTCGGCGCGATCGGCACGGGCCTCGGCGTGTTTGGCGGCGGGGTGAGGAAACTGTGTGGCGCGCGGGGGGCGGCA